ATGCGTGAAGTCTCTGTAAACCTCAAATGCAAGCTGAAGGTCGCTGGCAAGTGGACTTTTGTTCCCGTCGTCCGTCGCGGAGAATCCTTCGCCAACGGCCTCGTGCTGGTGCAGGGAAGGCCGGCGAAGCCGGAGGGTGGCACCTACTACATCGAGTGGCATGAGGGCGGCAAGCGCCTGCAGCGGCCCGTAGGATCGAACTGGCGAGCTGCTATCGACGGGCTGCGCACCCAGAAGCACGTTCTGGCACTCCGCGCCGCCGGCGCGCCTGTCGAAGACGCGCCGCAAATCTCATCGACGGGACTCCGGATAAAGACGGCGATCGACCGTTACCTCGAAGAATCAAAGGTCGCGCTTCGCAGGAAAAGCCACTTGAAATACCGGAGCGCCCTGCGCGAGTTCGCGGCTTTCACCACGCGCACCCTTGTCAAGTCCGTCCAGCGAGAGGACATCCTTGCCTTCCTGCGCAGTGAGGTCGAACGGGGCAACGATCCCTCCACGGCGAAGGACAAGGCCGTCGTGGCGCTCGCTGTAATGCGCCAGTTCGGCGCCGAGATCCAGATGCGCCGCGGCGACTGGCCGCGCCTGGTGGAGCGCCAGCCGGACACCTACCGTCCCGACGTTCTGGGAAAACTGTTTGCGGCTGCGGATCGGGAAGAGTACGAACTCTTTCAGACGTTCATGGGCACCGGCTTTCGCGAACAGGAGATTGGCTTTCTGTGGTGGGATGATTTCGACTCCGACGCCGGCACGCTCCGCGTGCGGAAGAAACCGGAAGCCGGCTTCCGGCCGAAAAACTACCAGGAGCGGACGGTCCCCATCGTCCCGGACCTCGCGCAGATGCTTGCTCATCGCCACGGGCGCATGACCGACGCCCGTTTTATCTTCCCCACCAGCGACTTTCTGAAGGCCCAGGGAAAGGCCGGCGGGATGCGAGATCGTCACATGCTGGATCGATTAAAGCGGCTGGCGCACCGGGCCGGCCTGAACTGTGGCCAATGTCACGCGATCGCTCAGAAGCGTGAGGTAACCTGTCGAACCCATCCGGTTTGTCGGCAGTTCGGGTTGCACCGGTTCCGGCACACTTACGCCACCCGCCTGCTGCACGACGGCATAGACTTGCTGAGCGTCCAGAAGCTCCTCGGCCACAAGGATCTGGAGAGCACAAGGAAATACGTCCGCGCACTCGACGAGCGAGCTCTCGGCCATCGGGTAAGCGCGACCAGTTTATCCTCTATGCTTGACCCAAAGCGTATCTGAGTCGCCAACGGTTAACGTTAGAATTTGCTTGATCCAGAGAATATGGTATACGCTTAAATACAGAACGGTTAACCCGGAGCGGTTGAGCCACCACGGCCAACCCGCATCCCGGTTAGCACATCAAGGTGGTCATGGTTGTAGCTCAAGATATCGACCTGGAATCTTTACGGGACGCGACTCGTCACCAGCTTGAGAAGACGAGGCAGCAGTTGGCGCAACTCGAAAGAGCCTACGCAGCGCTCAATCCCGAATCCGATCCGAAGGCCGGTCGATACGCTCGGCTTCGCATCTGGATGGCCGTCCGCGAATACCTCCGCGAAGTTGGCAAAGCGAGCGTCACCGATATCCTCGACGCTCTGGATCGTGGCGGCGCGCGCCTCGGCAAATACCCGCTGCGCACAGTCCGCATCGCCCTGAACTCTCCATACATGAAGAACACCTTCCGCATCGAGACGGTGGGGAATGATGATGTGGTAAGCCTCAAGGGCGAAGGCCCTCCAGGACGATCTCACGACGGCGCGAGGGCGGGACCTGGTTCTGGTAGCAAGCGTCCACAGAAAGCATGATCAGTTCCAGGAGCGTCTCCGAGTCGAGACGGTCCGGGTCGATAGCCTCCACGGCTTCCTCGAGTGCCATCTGCGTACCGCCCTCAAAAAAATACAAATTCCCCTCGCGTCGTACGAGTCGCAGCCCTTCGTACATCTCAAGATCACAAAGGTGATCGGCTATTTCATAGCTACAGAAGGGGTCAAGGCCTATCTCATCATTGACGGAGACGCGTCTTTCCGGCTCCGCACGGTACACAACAGTCCGTGTCACTGATAGTAGCTTTCCGGGCAGCCAGCCCGTGGGAAGCTCGCTGCGTCTAAGGGGGATTTATCATCAGGATACCTCTCCCGGACTTCGAATGCCCAACTATTTTTGTGCCGATTGTGGGCTGAAGTGGCCCATCTTCGCGTCCGTACGATTTCCCTGATGGCCAAACGACGGGTACACATGAGCTTGGCGGCGCCAATCCTCGACCGCCTGGACGAACTCGCACAGCGGTTTGGGTGGGACCGGAGCGGTGCCGCAAGCTATTGCATCTCTCGCGTCTACGAGGAGGAGGGACAGCGGCCAGCGAAGCCGCAGCGATCAGGCGCACGCACTAGTAAGGACGCCGCGGGCCCGGGCGGCCGAGCCGGGAAGCCTTTGAGCGGCCAATGAACACCGGCTGTTGTTCTTCCCGTTCCTGGATCTCCAACTGCTTGATCGAAATCATCGCGTTGGTCGGGTCGAGCGTCTCCAGTATCTCCTGCACCTTTTCCTCTCGCGGCTTGACAGCTACGGTCTGCCACGTCATCACCGCATATCTCAGGGAGTCGGCGACATCATCCAGCGGATCGCCGGCCACTTTCAGGATGTCGTCGAATTTCTTCGGATCCCGCACCCGGCTCATCAGCATATCGCGCGTCTTGCGGCAGTGATCCGCGATAATCAGTTCTCCGTCGCGGAGCATCTGATACATCAGCATCCAGCCGCTCTTGCGATCGTCGTTGGCGCGAATGAAGTTGAGCCCATAGGGGCTCAGAACGTCGTTCATCTGCTCGATGCGCGAGAATGGAACGTCCACATCGTTCACTGAGCCATCCTTGCGGAAGGCATCAGGAGAGACGGCCCACATCTGGAAGTTGCGCGGCAGTTCCGGGACCATCCCGTTTTCGAGAAACCAGCGGTTCAGCAGTTCGGCAGCATAGTCTCTGGCCGTGACGCCGGGCTCCGCAAACTCATCGAGCACCAGCAGGCGGCCGTTGGGGAAATCCTCTGTCGCCGGTAGACGCACCAGCAAGTGAGCCGCGGCCTGGGAAATGGTGAACCCGTAGTCGCCGCCCACCAGATGCGAATACCAATGCTTCACCTGCACGTCGGCGATAGGAAGGACCTGCCGCAGATCCGGGTGCTTCAGCACGAGCCGCCCGTTATCGTCCTGCTCAAACCCCCTGGTCTCCTCGTAGCAATCGAAGTACTGACCCTCCCACTGCTTCCAGCAGCCCGACAGCAGGACGGCTGCCGTCGCCGCGCTCTGCGTCTTGAGGTTGGCAATGTAATCGTTGCCGAGCAGGTTGTGGTCTGTGACTTTGCCGGCGATGAAGCAGACCGTCTTCTTTACCTCTGTGCCATCGTCCAGCTTGACCGAGACCGACTGCTTGTCGGAAGGCCACACCGCATCGTCATAGATGCGCCCCGTCTCGACCGCCATATCTGGCGTGCAGTGAGGGCAATACCCACGCAGGAACAGCTTGAACAGGAAGTCGTGTCCTGAGCCGCCCGGGTTCGCAGTCAGGCGCATACGGAGCTTCAGCGTCTTGTCGGTGGAACGCAGGCGCGTGAGCATGTAGCGCACGCGAAATTCATTCTGGTGACCGGCTTCATCGAACCCGATGAAGGTATATTCCTGTCCCTGGTGTTTAAAAACATCCTTGTCCCGCGCCAGATAGGTGAAGGTGATTCTCGCGCCGCTCGGGAATTTCCAGATTTTAGGGTTGCCATCGACAAACTCGCCGCCGAGTGGCCGATAGAGCCGCTGCGACTTCATCACGATGTCGGCCAGTTCTGGATAGCTGGCGCGGAAAATCACGGCGTTCAGGTTCGGATTGTCGATTTCGGCCGCCGCATCGACCAGCAGCGTCTCCGTCTTGAGGCTGCCTGCAGCGCCGCCGTACAGCAGGATGTCGGCTTCGCACTCGAGGGCCATGCGCTGAGGTTTCGATCGCACTTCCCAGATGCGCTTTTCGACCTTGCGCAGCAGAACCTCGTCGCGTTCGGAAAGCTCGCGCTTGAACTGTGAATCCGGGCGGCCGCTTTTGGCAACCGCTTCCCCTGCGACAACCGGGTTCATCCTGCGGCCTCAGACTCCACAACAGGAGTTTCGCCCGGAAGAGCCGGCTGCTGCCGCGCCAGTTTCCACGCTGGCTGATACAGGAAAACGTTCGTCGGCGCCGGCGGCTTCGATTCGCTCGGTTTCAGCGGGAAGCCTGCCTTCCGCTTGTAAGTCAGATCGATCGCGCGAATGAGGTCTGCATCCTCGATAGGCGCAGCCCCTTCAAGGGACTTCTCGAACTTGTCAGACTTATTCAGTTTGATGGTCGGCTTTCCCCTGCCGCTCGGCGGGGGCACAATTTCAATGGACACCCCGCCGTCCTGCAGTTCCCGGGTATCCCGGGTCAGCATCTCGCCACGGGTGCGCCGCCGCGTACGAATCAGTTCCGCCAGTCTGCCATCAGCCTCGTCAAGGGTTAGCAGGAGCGCCCGTGCGGACGTTTCCGCAGCCCGATCACGCATCTTCTCAAGGATCAGGCGATTCTGATCCCTGATCTCCCGGTGCTTCATCAGACGCGAAGCGCCCGTATGCGGATTTTTGTCATCAGGCCAGACCGAACGGAACGCCTCTGCCTGATTGCCCGTCTCGCAGTAGTTCTGGCAAAACAGGAGTTCCTCGGCGGTGAGAGGTTTCTGCACCGCAACGCGAGCCATCTTGTCTTTCGCGCCCTTTGGCCGTCCGGTCGGCTTTTTCTTATTGCGCGGCATCGGCTTCCCGAACCGCCAGGGGATTACGCCGCAGCAGCGAATAACGCTTCTCCTGGAGCAGCAGCCCCAGAATCCGGCGTTCTTCAGGGGTAGCGTAGTTCTCGAATGTATCCCGAGCCTGCAGGTAGGTCAGCTTATTGAACAGTCGTTTCAATTCCGGCTCTCGGGCCTTGGTGCGCGCCTGGAAGCCAGCGGCCGTGTGTGACCCCAGGAGAGCCTGGCGCTGCTTGAAAGATTGTTCGATCTGCTGCTCGGTGCGCGGTATCTCCTGCTCCTGCGCAAGTGTGAGCATGTGCCGCTCGGCGCGAGAGAGACCCATCTCGTACGGCGCATTCGAGAAGCCTGCGCCGGTCAGCAGCCGCTGTGCAAGGGGCTGGCCTTCTCTGCCGCCGCGCAGTATGTTCCCCACGCCAATAGGAGAGCCGACGATGTGCTCCGCGTCGTCCAACCGCTGCTTCCAGAAAGGGTCCTCTGGATTGTGGATCATCGCGTGGCGGAAGTCCTCGTTCTCTAACACGTCGGCGAAGCCACGGACGAGGTCTGATTCCTTGCCCTGGAGGTAGTTAGTCGCACCGTTGTACCAGAGCGACATAGCGTCCTTCATCACGATGGCGGGCAGCACAACGCGGCGGGGTCGGTTGTATTGGTCATATCCGCCGATCCGCGCAGCGACGTAATCCTCGGGATCCTGCGGATTTTCGCCCGTGAGCAGCTTCTGCAGCAGGATGTTGCCGAGCACGAAGGTGCCTACCAGGCCCAGCAGCTTCGCCATATCCGGATGCAGCCGCGGCATGGCTTTTGTGCTCGAAAACTCCGGACCCCATTTCGTATCCGAGTTGAACTGCTGGTTCAGATACTTCATGGACTCCAGGATCTCCGCCGCCTGCCCGGTGAACGCCCGGCCGACCAGCCGGATGTTGCCAGCAAACCACGTGAAAGCCCGGAAGGCGAGCTGTACGATGGCCTTGAATGTGTTGTGCCAGAAAAACTTGTCCCAATTCATCTGGCCAAACACGTCCTCGACAGAGTCCCAGGTTTGCCGCGCCAGCCGAGGAACGGTCGTCTGGCCAGTGCCGAGATCTGCGTTGCGATCGGCGATGCGCTCAGACAGTTCCCGCACGAACCCAGCGAATTTGACCCGGGGGATGTAGTACTCGAATAGCGGCGTCATCAGGAACTGGTTCAACGCCGGTGCCGTGTGGAACAGCGCAGCGACGGCACGCTTCTCCGCGATCGCCTGCCGGAATGCTTCGAGCGAATGCAGCCGCTCGTCTGGGTGCAGGGCCAACTTTGCGCCGCCCGTGAACGCGGCATCGATCAGGCGATTAAGCCCCGGAAACTCGTTCAGCAGGTCCTGGCCACGGCTGCTGCGGACAAAGCCCTGTGGATCGGAGACGTAGCGCACCAGCGATGTTCCCATCCGGTAATCAAGCACCGGAGCGGCTGGCGTCTTCGCAATTTCCTTCAGAGCGCGGCCGGCAAGCACCGCGTCCATCTCCCGCGCGGCGCGGCTCATCATCGAGAGTCCCAGGCCAGCCTGAGACGCGATCGACGAGACGCTGGTCGTGAGAGCGTGGAACGGGGAAAATCCGAGCCTGAAAGCCGTAAGTTGGTTCTTCGCCCACATCAGGCCGCGCCCAATGACGTTAGCCCGAATCCAGTCCTTCGACAGGAAGTGATTTAGCGCGAGTGCGTAATCCTTCCGCAAATACCATTTCCCCGCTTCGACCATCCCCTCGCCGGACGCCGCCGGGAACCGTACATCCCCAATGCGGTCCTCGACCTGCTCAAAGCCGTCCGGTGCGGTGCGCCCCTTAGGGATGAACACTCGTGCGCCGTCGTCCAGTGCATCGCGCCAAATCTGCATGGCGGTGATGTACCGATAGTGGTCCGCCTGCGTCCGCTCGAACATCCGAATCGGGTTGTAGGACCACGGAACGCCTCCGCGCTCGATGCCTTCGGCCATCGTGGGGAGCGTCTGCATCTTCAGAAAGCGCTTCGAACCCGCCAGCGGCCCCCGTCCCACGCCAGACGGTCCCGCCGGCACCGGCGCCGCAGCCTGCGCTTCCGCACCCTCCTTTTGTGGGGGCACCTTCCAGATACGCCCAAAATAGTCCTTCTTGTAAGTGAGTGCGCCTTCGGAGATTTCCTGCAGGTGCTCGATCGCCGACTTCTGCGGCTTCTCCTTCGCCGGCAGGTCCCGCAGCAGATCCTGATACTCCGGATCGGTGCGAATGATATCCAGAAAGTCCTTCTCGCTCACGCCATCCGGCTGCCGCAACTTCGCGCGCTCGTGCAGGTCGAAGAAGGCCCGTTTGCCTTCAACCGACAGACGCCGCCAGGTGCTCGCCACCGGCTCGCGCATGTTGAGTGCCTGCACGTTCACGACGGCACGGTAAGTCTCATCCGATGCCCGCCGCATGAACTTGGCGAGCTTGTCCAGCTCCGGCGTGGGCTGCGCCTCGCCAAGAGAGATGCGATCGCCGATGGCCACCTGCTCTGCCTGAGTGAGATTCCCAACGGCTTTCCGAAAGCCATTGAGGATCTGCTCAAGGATAAAGGCCCGTTTCTCCCGCTCGCCGAGAGCTGACATGATATTGTCGAGGGCGCGCGGATCGATGAGAGACCTCGGCACCACCATGCCGCGGAGTTCGTCGAGGACAGCGTCGAGGTTCCTGCCGAGCTTCTCCAGCAAGGGCTTTACCTCCACGCCGTATTCGTGTACCAGCACCTTGCCGACAGCCTGTGCCGCGAGATCCAGGCCGAAAGCCGAAGCGCGGAGCGTCGTCCCGCCATGCGGCTTCGGGTTCGACTTCTCAATCTGGTCGGCCTGCGCGTCGACATCGTCAACGGCTTCGGCTTCGCCCGGATCCTCGTCGTCGCTGTCCTCCAGCAGGTCATCTTCGGGGTCATCTTTCACTTCAGCGGAGACAGCCTGCGCCATAGCGTTCTCCACATCGGAGCGCATCCCGAGCCGCTTCTCGACTTCTTCCAGTTCCTTGTGCACCTTGTCGAGCTGCGCCTGTTCGGGGAAGTCCACGCGCTCTGCAAGCTCCTGCAGCTTGCGGGCTTTTTCGCGTACCCGAGGCAGTTCCAGCTGTATCTCTTCGAGGTTATCGGGGACATCGCGGAGGCGGGACTCGATTGACCGCCCGAGCGAGACCATGGAGCGGCTCGGCACCGTGAAGTAACCGTTGGAATACTCGGGGGTGTAATCCATCCCGGAAAGGTTCCTGGCCTCCTCCGGGTTCAGGGAACGCACTTCGACAGCGATGCCAATGCCGTTCCACGTGAGATGGAAGTTGCCCGGCGGGACCTCCATCGCGTCCAAATGCTCATAGAGTGACTTGCGATCGGCGAAAGTCTTGCCATCCACCTGGACGTGGATGCCCTTGCCGTCTTCTCCCTGCGCAGCTTTGATCTTGTCGAGGGCCTGGGACAACTTTTGGACATCGCCCTCGTACTTCGCGGCGCGCATCGCCTCACGCTCGGCGTTCTGCCTGTTGGCGGTGCGCTGGCTCTCCCAACTGCGCCTGATGGCCTGCAGTTGCGACTTCTGCATCTGCAGATTGTACTGGAGCTTCACATCTGGATTGCCCGACGCGGCGATCTTCATCTCTTCGAGCGAAAGCACCATCTCGCTGGCGATGTCCGACATGACGCGTTCTTTGCTGCGGCCGCTCATCACCTGGGAGATAAATTCGGCTTTACCCTGGAGGGTCTGCGCCATGTAGGCGTCAAAACTGCGCTCGGTGAGGTAGTTATAGATGCGGACACTCGGGTTGAGATTACCCTGCCGCATGATGCGCCCATTGCGCTGCGCCAGGTCTCCCGGGCGCCACGTCAGATCGATGTGGTGGAGCGCCTTCAGCAGTCGCTGCGCGTTTGTACCGGCGCCCATTTTGAAGGTGGAACCGAGCAGGACCCGGACATCGCCGCGGTTCATGGCTGAGAACAACTCCTGCCGCTTCATGCGCGTATCGTGTTCCCCGATGATGGCGATCTGCTCTTCGGGGATTCCGCGTCCCGCCAGCTTCGCCCGGATGTCCTTATAAAGGTTGACCGTCTCCCGGTCACTCTCCGGCTCCGTCGCGCGGTAAAGGTCCAGGAAAGCCATCTGTGTGGCCGGCCCCTCCAGGTTGTCTCTCCCCTCCCGCCATTCCTCGTACATCTTGTCGACGGCGAGATTGATCTTCGAATCTGCGTCGTCCGGCAGCGTGGGATCGATGAGCCGCATATCCGTTGCGGCTTTGCGGCCATCCGTGGTGATGGCCAGCATGTTGTCGTCTTTCGGCTCGACCTTGCCGCTGCGCACCGCCTCGGCCCGTTTCATCAGGCTTTTGACAAATTGCTCGAGACGTGGCGATGCGGGGACGGGGACGACGATAGGCTTGCCCGTCTCCAGATCGGGTGTAGGAAGGTCCAGATCCTCGGCTGTCTTGATGTCCGCGAACGAGCGGAACATATTCATCAGCTCGGGAACGTTCTGGAACTGCGCGAATTTGGAGCGCGCCTTGTAGCTGCGCCCGTCGGCCGAAAGCTCCATGGCCGTAATGACGCTGCCAAAATTGGCCGCCCAGTCGTCGAAGAAACGGATGCCGGCTCGCTCCATCACGTCGGGCGCAACGTACTTGAACATGGTGTACAGTTCGGCCATGGTGTTCTGGATCGGCGTCCCGGTGGAGAAGATGACCCCGCGGCCGTTCCCGCGGTCCTGCAGATACTCGGTTTTCATCTTCAGCCGCAGTGCGCTTTTGGCCTTCGCCTGCTGCAGCCCCGCGACCCGCGTCATCTTTGTGTAGAACGAGAGGTTCTTGTACATGTGAGCCTCATCCACAAAGAGCGCGTCCACGCCCGTGTCGTCGAAGTAGATGGCCCTGTCTGCCTTCAGATCGGCCAATTTCTTCAGCATGGCATCGAGCTTCGCCATCCCGGTCTCAAGCTGCTTGATGGTGCGCTTCTCGCCTTTCTCTGCCTTCAGCGCATCGACAGTTTCGCGCAGCTCCTGCTTCTGTTTCTGGATGGTCACCCGCTGCCGTTCCGGCGAAATATCCATTAGGTTGAACTGCGAATGCGGCAGGATGATCGCATCGAAATCGCCGGTGGCGATGCGGGACATGATGCGCTGCCGGTTCTTCGCGTCGAAGTCCTTCTCCGTCGGCACGAGCAGATTAGCGGCCGGGTAAAGATGCAGGAACTCCTTTCGGAACTGCTCGACAATATGGTTGGGAACCGTAACCATCGGCTTTTTAAAGGTGCCGACGCGACGCCCCTCCATGATGGACGCCGCCATCTCAAAGGTTTTGCCAGCGCCCACCTCATGCGCAAGGAGAGCCCGGCCTTCCTGCAGAACGCGCCACACAGCATTGAGTTGGTGGGCCTTCAGCGTGATCGATGGGTTCATGCCGGGGAAGGTCAGGTGCGACCCGTCGTATTCCACCTGCGCCAGATTGTTGTAAGCGTCGTTGTAAAGCCGCTGGAGTTCGGGCTTCCAATCGGAGCGAGCGGACCACTTCTGGAACTGCTGCCGAATCTTCTCCTGCGCTGCCTGCGCCGCCGTCGTGGCGTCCGCGTTCAGGATGGAATTGCCAGCCAAATCGGTATCGTAGACCGTTGCCTGCTTCTGGTTCAACGTCAGTTCGAGCAGAGTTGAAGCATCCACGCGCGGAGTTCCGTATTCCCCCTGTGTCTCAGCGGTACGCTGTGCGACCGTCACCTTCCAGTTTCCCATCAGGTATTTAACTTCGCCGCCGGTCCGGAACACGTCCCGCATGAAATCCCGAATCGCGTCTGTCGGGATCCACGTCGAGCCCAGGCGTACGGCCAGCGATGAGCGGGGGTCGTCGCCTATCTCAATGTCGGCCGGAATGACTTTTTCGAGAGCTGCGACATTCGGAGCGTACTCCTTCACGCCCTGCGCAACGGCCTTCTTCGCGTCGCGGAGCTTGTCGCGGACATACCCTGAGAGATAGGTCTCGCGGGTCTGGTACTGGCCGCTCGCCGGATTCCGGTAGATGAGCCCCTGATCGCGCAGGGTCTTGACGGTATCCTCGACCGAATCGCCTCTGAGCCGCGCCATCATCTGCACGTCGGGGAATCCACGCTCTGCAAGGACGAGCTGCAACGCTGCCTTAGGGTCGTCGGGGAGGGACTTCAGTTCCTCGCGCGGGAAGATTGTGCGCCGGCGGAAGATATCTGCCCTGGTCCCCTTCCTCGCAGCCCTGTCCCAGTTCTCGAGAGCCAGAAGCCGCGGATAATGAGGATCGTCTCGGAATGCATTGTTCGCTATGCCGTTGAGATATCCGTATTTTACGGCGAAAGCGTTGTATTCCTTCTCCAGTGCTCCGCGCAGCTGTGCGACTCTCCCATTGCCCTCGTCGTCGCCCGGCTGAGTCAACATGGCGCCAAGCAGCCGGTTCATCGAATCGCGCACTCCAACGAGTGCCTTGAATCGCTGGATCTTGCTCAGGACAGGTTTGCCGGCTTTATCGAGGACAGCCTCGGGCGCAACGAGTTTGCCGTCGATGCGTTGTTTCAGATTGTCCCTGGCATCGATCGTGTACTGGCCCTCTTTAACGTTATCTGGCGCGAACTCAGCCGCCGTCTGTGCGAGCGCCGAGCCTGTTGGCTCCTGAATCGCCGCATCGCTGATGATCCCGCGCGGGAGCTTCTTCTGGGCTTCCTTCAGCAGTTCTTCGATGTTGCTTCCCTCGTGCGCTTCGAGCACGAATCCCATGCCGCCATACATTTTGGTGGAGGCAGTCGGCTTCCCAAGCATCATCTCGGGGTGCTGCTGGAAATACTCGTTGACGTTCAGCGTCTCCATGCTCCCGTGCTTGCCCGGGAATTTCTGGGGCACGGCATTCAGCCATTCCGCCCTGTGGTTCGGCTCCTGGCCGGCCGCACGCTTCAGGAGGAAAATCAGGTCCGTTGTAACATCGGTCCCGGCGTTCGCCTTGAATGCGCCGGATGGGAGACGGATTGCCCCGAGGAAATCTGATTTCGACGCGAGCAGGGTGCGGATACCCGAGTCGGCTTTGTCCATGGTGCCCGTGGATGTGATAAAAGCGAGCACGCCTCCGGGGCGCACCTTGTCCAGCGACTTCACAAAAAAGAAGTCATGCACCAGCGCAGTCAGTTTTTTATATTTGGGGTCGTACAACTTGTAGCCACCGAACGGCGGATTGCCGATCGCCAGATCCACATCATCATCTGGCAGGATGAGGTCGGCGAAATCTTTGTTGAACGCAGTGGCTTCCGGATAGAGGAGCCGGGCGATGCCGAAGCTCACAGTATCCATCTCGTTGATGACCGCATTCACCTTCGCGCGGACAGACTTCGGCATCATGCCAAGGAAGTTGCCGGTGCCCACGGCCGGTTCGAGGACGTTTCCCGCCTTGAAGCCGAATCGCTGCGCCGTGTCCCACATGAAGCGGACGAGTTCTGGAGAGGTATAGTGGGCATTTTTCGTGGATTCCTGGGCGCGCGCCATCTCATCGGGCGACAGAAGTTTTTGCAGTTCGCTGTTTGCGGCCTTCCACCGCGCCTGTTCCGCGACGGGTGCCATCCACGGGTCGAAGGCGTGCTGAAGAGCGCCCCATCCGACATAGTTAGCGAGCGCGTCACGCTCCTCGTCGGCCAACCTGCGCGGCTTCTTCTCAATGTCGCGCAGGATGCGAATGGCCTTGAGGTTGGCCTCGAGCCGGCCGACAGTGCCGCTGGGCGGATGCCAGTTGTCGGGATGGACATACCAGCCGCGGTTGAGAGCCTTCGGCCTGGTCGTCTCGCGGACGGCCTTGCGGACTACTGCGCCGCCGGGGGTACTATCAAGTTCTGAATCGCTTCCCGCCCCTGATCCGGATTCAGGCCCCGATTCTGGTACTGATGCAGGGTTTCCACGCACATCAGCGCGGTCTGGTGGATTTCCTTCTTCAGCGTCCCGTCCGCTTCCAGCTTCCGGTAATACTTCTTGCGGAACCTCTTCCAGTCCGTTTCGATCCGCGCCTCCAGCACGGGCAGCCGGGCGTCCTCCTCCGGCTTCACCGTCACCTGCGGAATGGGCTCTTTCGTCTCCACTGTCGTCATTTTGCGCCTCTTTCTCCGGGCTTGCAACCGTCTCCTGCGGCTGCGCGGCCTCGTCGAACACGTCCAGGTTCTCCGGCGTGCTCTCGGCGGGGCCAAGCACCTTCTTATGACTGACGTTGTACTCTTTGCCGTCTTCGGCTTTGATTCGCGCGACCAGCGCGTTCGAGTGTTTTACGGTACCGCTGCGCTCGTTGCCGTCCCTGTCGAGGAAACGAACAACATCGCCCTTCCGGGTGCGCGAAAACTTTACTTCGGCTGCTGCTCCAGGTCTTTCAGGCTGTTCGCCGGCTGGATGTTCTCGCTGCTCTGGAACCGATCCGGCCACAGGTTCCCCGGCGCGAAGAGATGGCTTTTCTTCGGCAGCGGCGTCCCCTTCTCTTCCATCCGCTTTTCCAGTCCCTCGACGAAGTTCTGCATCTCCTTCGCCATCTCGGGCGACCTGGTTTTCTGGCTCTCCAGAGCGTTCGCTGTCAACCGCTCCCACTCTGCCAGCCGTTCCGGTGACACTGGCATTTCGGTTCTCCTCTTTCAGTTTCGCGGCATACTCAAGGTACAACCGCGCCTGTTCCTTCTGTACCGCGATGTCTCTTTCGGCATCTGTACGCTGTTGCTCATCGCTGCGCCTGGATGCCGGATTGACCTTTCGAGCCGCATCCATCGTAGCGTCAACGCTCTGCTCGGACAAGGACGCGGGGCGCGTTTCCGCGCCCACGGCCAGCTCTGGCGATTCTCCGCGACCTCCTTCCTGTTTGGTGGGATTTGCTGCGGAATTCTCGGCAGCTTTGTCGAATACATCGCCGCCCTGGCGCTGCAGCCGGTCCTTGATGACCTGACCCGTCGGCTTGACGCTGATCGCCGCGCCCGGGTGCCGTTCTGCCAGCGTCGCGGCCTGCGCATGGACCGCCTGCGGATTCGTGAGGTCTACTTCGCTGTCCTGGATCGGCGTGCCATCGGGAGCGGAGGCCTGCACGACGGTCGTACGCTTCCCGGCCAACTCTTCTTTCGTCTGGACATGTCCGAGCAGGTCGCCATGCGTGCCGTTCTCTGCGGCGCGGCGGATCGTCGCAGGCTTGACGGCCTTCGGGTTGTAAACGTACGTCCCGGCGCCTGGACCCTTCCGAACATCCATCGCCTTGAAGCCGTCCGGAATGGCCGGCTTGTAGCCAGACCCCTGGGGCAGCATGACGACGCTGATATTGCCGCTCCTGAGCGCGGACATCTGCGCATCGACCGTGGCGCGCGATTCCTCGACAACAGGTTCCTCTTTTGCGCCGACGGTCGGAATCGATGCGGCGGATTTTTCCTGTTGCCACTGATTAATGAGAGCCTGCGCCTTTCCATATCCCACCCGCAACTGGCGCTGAATCAGAGCGAGGGAAGGTCGCTTCCCAGCTTCCGCTGACGAATCCAATAGCGTCTGAGCCCGCTGGTAAAGCCGCCCCTCTGGTTCCTCGGCTGGTTCGTTCGGCTTCTGCTGTTCAACGGCTTTCGCCGGCTGCGCTGCTGGTTCCGGTTGCGGCTGATTTCGAATTGTGTCTTGCCGGGCCACTTCCGTGTTCACCAACTTGGCCGCGAGAGTCTGCGCCTGCTCGGGAGTCTTGACGATGTGAATCTCGCCATTGACGATGACGCGGCCCTGCTGTGCCATCCATTTCGCCAGATTCTCGTGCGCTTCCATCACCAGACCCGGACGGTCACCCGTCGCCGCCATCGCAATGGCTTTGGCGACATTCTGGATGGTATCCGGCGTGAGAATGCCCTGATCCATCCCCTGCGGCATCGGAGGCGCCGGGGGCTTCGGCGTCACGGAAGCTACAGCTTCGGCGGGCGGCACTCCCTGCACGATGGCCGCCGCTGCGGCTTCAGTGCGCTGCCGCTCGGCCATGGCTGCGGTGGCATCGCTGATCTGCCGGACAGCGGTCAGCCGCACCGGATCGACGGGACCACGCGGAACGCTGATGCTGACCTGCTTGCTCCCCACGCGAGCTCCGGCCGCCATCTCGGAATCCGTCGCGCCGAAGCCGGCCTGCACACGGCCGCCAAAGAGCGAGAGAGCTTTCCCCCTGATTCCCCTGGTGTTGACGTCGCCGGTCTGGATCCCACTTACGACCGCAGCAGCAGTCGGCAGGAAGAAGGCCAGCGTATTGGCGAACTCCTGGGCTTCCGGGCTCAGTCCCGCAGCCTTCGCCGCCAGGGCTGCGCCTTTCCCTGCATAGACGCCAGCATAGTAGCCGGCGAACATCTTGATTGGGGCAGCCGCCACTCCTTCCGCGAATAGCGGCGTTCCCAAGCCCATCGCGCCCTGGATCATTTCCGTGCCGCCTCGTTCCATCTGGCGAACGTTCGTGCGGCCCGGCTGCTCGATGGGCTTGCCCAATGCGATCGCCTGCAGCGGTGTCAGAGAGCCGCCGGCATTCGCACCCTCGACAACATCTCCTGTGCCGCGCCACAACTCACCGGCCGCCTGCCGTGGCCCCGCAGCGAGTCCCGTTGGACGCACAGCCTGTTGTTCGGCATACAGTTGTTGCTCCTCGGGAGTCGCCTGCCGCATCCCCGCCGGGACGCCGGAGAGCGCGGTCCCCCATGGCTCCTCCCGCATGGGTGCTGGATTCGGAGTCTCCGGTCCGCGCAGCGTCGGCGTTACTGGCTCCAGGGCATTTTTCTCGTTCGGTATGTCCGCAACGGTCTGCGGCGGAGGCGTAGTCTGCGCGAGCCGATATCCGCCGTCTCCTGCGGCTTCGGCCGCCTGCTCCGCCGTCGTTGCTCCCTGCGGCCTGGCGAACCGCTGCAGGATTGATTGACCGGGATTCTGATAGTTCGGCTGCAGCGGCACGCTGGACATCGCCCGCATTTGCGCGAGGGATTGCGCCTGCTGGTCCTGCTGCGCCATATCGAAAACATCCGGCTGCGCAGGTGCAGCGGCAGCCTGGTCAAAGACATCCGGCACTCGCGCCTCCCGTCAGAACTTCCAGTTATTTCGGGCAGCAAGCTGCCGCGCCCTTGCTTTGTCGCCGCCAGCAGCCGTGAGGAATTGCTGAGCCGTCTGCACATCCAGAGCGCGCCCTTTGCCCATCGGAAGATTGCCGGGTGCACCTTGCGGGGCTACCGCCGGCTGCAACGCTCCAGGCACCGCACCATTCGAGTTATTCAGCGGCTTCCCGTCAGGACCATAACGCACTGGCTGCACCGGATAGCCGAGCCCCTGCATCTGCGCAGCGTAGTTGCCCTCGATCTGTTGCTTCGCCGCTTCGTGCTGCGCGTTCAGTTCGTCGATTGCTTCCTGGCGCTCCGCATCCGTGTAGGGCTTGCTTGTAATGGGATTCTGGGGCGCCGTCTGAATGTCCTTCAATTGCTGCCGGTATCCCTCATTCCCCTTGCTGTCGCCGTTCTCCAGAGCGTCATAGGCCTTCTGGCGCTGCTGGTCGAGCGTGTTGGCCGCGAGTTGCCGGCGAAGCTGCGATGCCTGATCGGCATTCTGCCGGGTGCCGGTATTCTGCCGCTCGACGGAAAGCCGCTCTTCGCCAAGCCTGTAGTTGCGCTGGTCATTCGTTTTCTGCTCGCTCAGCTGGGCCGCGTCATTGGCCTGCGCATTTGTGTCGCGCGTGACCTGCTGCTCGTAGGTGCGGTCAGTGTTCTTCTGACCCTGCGCCGCCTGCCCTGTGCGGAAATTTTGATCCCAGTTCTGCGCGTCTTCCTGATCCTGCATCTCCCGCTGCCGTGCCTGCGCCTCATAGCCGCGCAGGTTATTGCCGAAGTCCTGCTGCGCGAGATCGTTCTGGTCCTTCCAGTCCTGAATTGCTCCCTCGTCGGCGGAGACCTGTTTGCCCTGGGCCGCATCGGTGGCTTCCTGACGGCGATTCGTGACCGCACTGCCCGCCTTGATGCCGGCCAGCGGTCCCTCGCGATAGCCCGTACCGAAGCCGACAAGGCCTCCGGCCAGCCTGTCGTACCACTTCGGCGCGACGGTTACGGGCTGGCGGTCCTGCTCAAGCCTTCCCTGGAGCGTTGCCAGTGCACCGCCATCCGGCGAGTAATTTGCCGGCGGCGTTGGGGCTCCCGACGGCAACGTGGGAAGCACGGCTTTCTCGTATGCCGACGAGAGAATCGCCTGAGATACCGCCGGCGGCACCACAGACGTGGCTGCTGATGCGGGGACAGAGCCACTGCCAGCGGCTCGCACGAGTGGGCTGGTAGGCTGGTCCTCATCCTCGTCGTCCGGCACTTGCACTGCAGTGATGGGCGATGGCATCTACCCACCTCCATACGCTGCGCCGGCTCCTGCCGCTGCGCCGCCAATGATTTGGCCCCACATGCCCATTTCCGCATCGTCGGCGTTCGTGAGATCCCCGAGGGCTGCGTCGCTTCCCTGTGTCGTCGTCCCCAATATCCCGGCCTCGGAATCCGCTCCGGCCAGCCGATCATGCAGCAATCCCTGCTCATACTGCAGGTACTTGTCCTCGTTGTCGTTGGCGGCCTGAGCGTTGTATTGATCCATCGTCCGCTGACCCTGCCGCGCACTGTCGGCGATGGTGTCATTGATCGCGGCCGTATTTTCCCCGGTGCGCAGCGCGGTGTCCTGCAACTGCTGCTTCGCCTTCATATTGTTAGCGTTCATGGCTCCGGAGGTGAGGAGGTTCTGATTCGTGAGGAAGGATTTAGACGTGTAGGGATTACCCTGCCCCTCCATCGTCGAGAGGTTGTTGTTATAGCCCGACATCGCCGTGTTGTAATTGCTGAGCGCGGACTTTTCCCATTGCTGGTACTGGTTATTTGCCGCGGAATCAGCACTGCTCGCCGAACCACATGCCATACCTCACCTCGGGCTGCATTTTCGCAGCAATCAGAAGATCCTGAAGACGAATTGCGCCATCTCCCGGTCTATCCGTTTCATTCCCGGAATAAACCGGCTCACCAAAGCCGCCAGCCTGCGCGGCACATTCACGCGGCAGAGGCGTACGCTGCGCTCCCCACAGAAGCGCTCAAGGGCAGGGAAGAGTTCCGAGACGGTTTCGAGGGCGCCACGCTCCAGCCCGATCGATGCCCACTCGACTGTCGCCTCCCCGTAAAGCGCCTCAACGATCTCGCCAGCATCGTTCTCCGCCACGAGTGTGAGGACTGCCGGCATCTTCATCAGGTCGAGCCGCGCTGCTTTCCCGACTCGCTGTTCCTGCTCAAACCACATCTGGTGAACCCGAAGCAGGTCCTCGATCCGGGCCAGCCGCCAAACGTAGCCGTTCGAGGTTCGAAGCCGCCACTGGAGGTCTAGGTCTGCCATGCGATCGCCGCCCACGCGATACTGCCGGTCCACTCGTTGCCAGAGCCGTCGGCGTAGACGAGAATCGTCTGGCCAGCTGCGTTCACGGCGCAGAGTTGAATCCCGTGAAGGTCGTTACCGCCGCTTCCGGTGGTGCTGACTGGCGTGCAGAAGCCGATTGCGGTGACTCCCCCTGCCGAATCCTGCCACGCGAATCCCGCTGGAAGAGGAATCGTTGCGCCGCTCGCACAGGTGCCCGTCCCGAAGGCCAGTTTGCCGCTCGGGGTCTCGATAATGAGGAACTGGCCACCCGTAACCGCCTGCACATGGGACTGCAGAGCTGGTGACCATGCGATGCAGAACCACTGCGCGTCTGCTGACCAGGTCGCTCCCTCGGAGACGGAATCGCCGTCACCCCATTTGAAGGCGACGGCCATTTCGGTCTGACTCCCAGCCTTTGGGGTGATCGAAGCATTGGCGACGCCGTGAGCTGTGTTGCCGTTGGCCGTTTGAACGCTCGCCGCCGACGGTATTGCCATCGCGTTCGTGTTGCTGAATCCCGGCGGCAGGGAAAAGCTGCCGCCGTCGGCCGTGATCCCGGACCCGAAGGCGATGAGATTTCCGCCGGACAGCATGAAGACAGCGAAAGTCCCGCCGGTGATGTCCGAAATAACCGGCTTCTGTCCCTGAGAGCCCCACCCGAAAACCAGACAGTTCGCCGTCGCCGGCCATGGAGTCGCGCCGTCTGTCCACTCGCAGAGGACCGTGCCCTGCTCATTGATCGAGGCGTTCAGGCCGATCGCATGGCGTCCTGCGTCCTGGAAGCTTCCGGGCGCGGCAATCCCGACCGAGTTCTCGATAGCCGTCCCGGGGCCCGGTGCAACCGGAAGCCCGTCGCCGACGGCTGATACTCCAATGCCGGCGGTGGTAGAACCGGGGAGCAGGAACATCGCATACAGGCCGTCACCGGCTGGCTGCACCGAAACGCTGTCCACCGCAGCGTTTACAGGTTTTCCCCCGTTGATCGTTTTCCATGCGTTCCACGTATTGCCGTCGTAGCTCGATCGCACCTGAAAATACCAGCCCAGGGACGGGTCGAGGTCGGTGATGACAAACTGGGACTGCGCAGCACCGTTGTCTCCGCCGTAGAGGGTCGCATTGCTCGCTGCGTCGAACAGCCGCGTCGTGGCAGCACGGACCTGGTTGTAGATGATCATCGCCCCGGCGCTTGCTCCTACTGATGCCTGCTGGGCCGCCTGCTGTGTAGTTGCCGCCTGCTGTGCAGTGAAAGTGACCACGAACAACGGATTCTCGAAAGTGACGCTCGCCGCCTGCTGCGCCGGAGCTGGTGTATTGCCGGTTGCTGTCGCCTGCTGCTGCTGGCTCAAAGACGATGCGAGTTGCCGCAGCATATTCCTCAGCGCCGGATTGCCGCCGCTGGCCTCCTCGATATTGAAGCGGGGAACCGCCATCTATCCGCGCCTCGCTGCAAAGAGTTTTCGCTGCCAGAGAATCGCGTTGTGGATCTCAAACCACGCGTCGGCGACGCCGCCGTTATCGAAAGACGGTCCCCATCGCTCGGAGTGGGCGGCTCCGCGGCAGACGAAATCCTTTTTCGTCTCCACCGGGTTCCCGTTGGCGTCGGACTGGAAGAAGAAAGGCCGCTGCGGTGTCGTCACCGAATACACCTTCCCGGCATCGTCGACAGCGGTCACATTGAGTTGGCCCGACCCCTTCGCGGAGATGCTGACACCGCCAAGCTGCATGACCGCGAGACCGGGATTGGCTGCTGGAACCCCAGTCCACTGCGAGAAATAGCCCTGCGGATTTCCGTTCACGTCGTCGTCGTGGTACTGGCCTTCCTCGATGCAGTAGATCGCGCCATCTTCTCCCGCAAGAAGCAGCGCAGCGTCGGCCGAAGCCACCGTATCTGTCACCGGAGCCGGGGACACGGTGATCGCGTAGACAGCGGTGCTGCTTTCCGGCGGATTGCCTGAGTCCGTCACAGTGACGATGAACTGAAAGCCGCCCTGCGCGGTAGGGATGCCCGAGATGCCGCCCTGATCCGCCAGGGCGAGACCCGGCGGCAATGCGCCACTCGTGACCGCGAAGGTAAAGGGAGGGTTTGCACCCTGCGCGGACAGTTCCCCGTTATAGGCAACACCGAGGGTCGCGTCCGCAAGCGAAGAGGTGATAATGGCCGGGATACCGGTGACTTCGATGGCGAAGGCGCCCGTCGTGATGAGCGCTGGGTTGCTGGAGTCGGTCGCTTTGATCGTGAAATTGAAAGCGCCCAGGGCCGTTGGAGCGCCTGAGATTACTCCCTGCGCCGACAACGCAAGGCCAGGGGGCAGAGCGCCGCTGATGACCGAGAATGCGTAGGGTGCCGTGCCGCCGGTGGCCGCAAGCGGCGCGTTGTATTGCTTTCCAAGGATGGCCGGGGGCAGCGATGCTGTGGCGATATAGAAGTCCGCCGTAGGGACTGGCGGCCGATAGGGAGTTCCAGGCTGCCCCGTCCCTCCGCCGTCTGTTCCCCCGCCGCCATAGGTGATATAGACCACTTTCGCCTCCTATGCGTACCGCTGCGGCATGTAGCACGCGTCGCTGGCCGCAATGTCATCGACGGACCACTTGCGGCCGTTGGGGTTAGGAATCCAGGCATGTGCGCGAACTGAAAAGATAATCGGCTCCTCGAAGCCCATGAAGTAATTAACCGTGTACGTCTTATTGTTGGTCGTCGAGTTCCCGGCAGGGACGTGGAACCGAATCTCGCGGTGTATCGGATCGATACACACACGGATCACCGAAGCGGCCCTCCAGTTGATCGATTCCCAGTCCTCCAGGATCTCGCGTCCAACAAATTGCGGCGCGCCGCTTTGCCAGACGAAGGCTCCACTGCGGTGCGCAAGCGCGATGAATGCGTTGCCTGCGTAGCCCGGCGAGAGGTCGGCGGTGAAAACATCCAGGGCGCGCGGCCCGCACGGTCCGACGCCCGTCCACAGCGGCTCAGATTCCCAATCCGTCGGATTGCCGTCGTCGGGAGTAATCGCGTGAGCCGAGTTCTCCTTGAAGCCGATTTGTATCTCGCGCAGTTCGCGCCAGCAGATACAGCGATCGCCGTCTTCAGGCGCCACATCAAGATTGCTGCCCGGAACCTCGATGCCTTCCGGGTCTTCGAGATCCCCAACCAGGAACGTGGACGGGAACCCTTCAGCCCCTGTGTAGATCACCCGATTCAGCTTCTTGCTGAAATAGATGTCGGTGCAGGCTGGGATCTGGATTCGGTTGAAAAAATCGGTGACATCGCTGGCTCCTTCAAGGTAGGTATCGATGAAATCGAAGTACGCCGTGGTGGTGACGTTGTCGTTGATGAGGGTCGCAGTCTGCAGAATCTTCGCCTCGCCCTCGCCCGGATCGACGTAGTCGTCCTGGTAGATGTAGTAATATGGCCCCGCCGAGGACTGCCCGGCTACCGTGAACGCGCAGATCCTCGCCACGCAGTTGTAGGGACCGAGTGGAAGCCCCTGCACGAGCATCTTGCGGCCGTCGAGCGAGATGTCGCAGCTGATCGGCACCGGGCCACCGACGCCGCAGATGTACCCCGTCCGCGTCTGGTAGAGCACGATCATGTACCGGGTGCCCGAGGAGACATTTCCAGCCGGTGTCGTGTATGCCGTGTTTTCGGCGGCAGGTGTCGCACCGGTTGGATAGGCGCTCAATGTGATCTGCTGCCCGATCGCATAGCTGCCGACCAGCGCGTAGTAAGTGGGATCGGTGTATTGAGCCGCCACAGGCGCGCCTGCGCAAAAGAAAGCATAGACATTCGAGCCCGTCGCCTGGTACTGGCCGGCGAGCTGCGCCATCTGAGGCGAGACGGCTAGCAGCAGCACGTTGAGGTCTACCGCACCGCCTGTGTTATTGGTCCACTGCAGCACCGAAGCCGAGAGCGTCCCGTCGGGGTTAACGATACTGGCGAGAGATTCGCCATATTGGTTCGTCCAGGTGCAGACGAGAAATACCGTCATCCCGGGGGCGATCGAGGAATTGACATCAGCCGCGGTGCCGGCCACAGTCGGAGCCATCGGGGAGGGAAGTCCGGAAGTAACCGTTATGGAGAATTTCTCCCAGAGAACGCCGCCTTCCGCCGGGCCGTCCTGCACGGTCTGTCCGTCACCCGTTGGCCACGCTGGCTCGCTGTTGCCGCTCGTCCCCGGATTCGTGGCGATAAACAGCATCCCGGCCACAGCGCCGTTCTGATTCGTGGCTGTGACGGCGTGGCCTTTGCGATAAGCCTGATCGGGAGACCATGGCGCGCCGAACGGAAGGTCTGAAGCCGGATCGATGGCCTGTGTGGCGCCGTCGATGATCAGGGGTGGCATAGAGCCCCTCATCAGGTCGCTCTGCGCGGCCATCATGCGGTTGTATGCCTGGCAAAATTGAGTGAAGAGGCCAGCCTGCAGAGCCACATTGGCCGTGGCCAGAAATTCAGCCGTCGTGAGTTTCTTCAGCGACGCCTGCGACCATGGAGATCCTATCCACAGGTTCCCGTCATTCTGTGTTGAGGCGACAATGGATACGTTCGATTGCCCCGTGTTGCTCGGCGAGAGATAGCGCAGAACGCCGAGACCGCCGACGGGGCCCGCCAGGGTTAGCAGCCGCTTCTTGCCGTAGCGCGTTGCGATCGATTGGCCGAAATACCTTACGTTGCGCGCGGACGATGCCAGCCCGAAAGCAAGGAGCGTGGGATCGTCCCACTGCACCTTGCTTCCGAAGCGGGGAACCGCTTGAGGCTGATATCCGGTGAAGTTCGCCATCTAGAACTGGCCGAGCGGTCCCGAGATGTCGAATTTAAACGGCTCATTGGCGCCGAGGCCCCCAGGATAAGCCTGCGCTGCGGTCAGTTCCACGCCGCCCTGGTAGACTTTCACCGAGCAAGCGGCCAGCGTCGCGCCGAGCGTCAGTTCGGCCGTGTAGCCGAGGGGCTGATTCGTGGCGGCGACTTTGTCGGGCAGAGAGCCGGGTGAGCCGCCAGGCACGAACTTTGGATTCGTGAGGGCCGTGAGGTCCACGGGCTCCGGGCTCGCGTAATTGCCGGCTGGGGTGAATGCGATCGACAGCGTCTTGCGACGCCGCGAAATGTCTACCGACTTGACTGCGCCGGTCAGGGCCATGAGGGAACCTCCTGCGCTCCGGGAGCGGGTTCGGTTACGGGTTATTGGTTGGCGCGATGATCATGCCGGCCGCGACGAAACGCGGGTGCATGGGCGGAACTCGGTTAAGCTTCGCCTGGTCGCGCATGACAGCAGCTCGTTCAAAGGTGTCCAGTGCGTCATCCCCGTCCTGCTTCCGGGTCTGAGCCAGTTCCTGATTGCCCCGGAGGTCGTACACCAGGCTCGACAGGTTGTAGGCGAGGATGTTGGTGACGCCCCGGATCGTCTTGTCTGCAGGGTCGACCAGGGTGGTGGACATCGCATTGAAAGTCACGCGAAGGTCCACGGCAACGGCGGAAGGCGCGAGCTGGATAGAGCCGCCTGTCCACGCCCATTCAGGGATGCCGATGACGCCGGCCGGATAGTCGTCCAGATCCTCGACGAGGATGGCGTCTTTGTATTCAGTGTCCGAAGCGCCAAAGGTTTTCCACTCGATGCGCCGCGGCATCATGAGCGACTGGAGCGGTTGCCCGTCCCTCATGTAGTCGTCGAGCGAGGTTGTCCCCGCGGCGACGTTGGCGAGCACCAGGCGAACTTCCTGATAGTCAAGCCCGAGCATGGACAGCTCGGTCGAGAGATCATCCCATTTCTGATTTAGAAATGGCATCAGGTAATCCTTATCGAACTCAGATCCCGCCGGGTCGTCCAGCAGGGCCTGAGTGCGCCGGATCACGTCGCCAACGTTCCAGAGCATCGGCTACTCCGCCTTTTTGGTAGTCGCCTTTGCGTCAGCCGCTCCGGCTTTGGCATTGATGCGACCGCGCAGCCGCGCGTCACGCTCCTCGATGGTTTCCGGTATGTCCTCTTTCGTGATGCCCAGGCCTTCCAGCACCTTTCTTGCCAGCCTGGCCAGCGAGTTATGCTGCGGATCGGCTTGCGCGCCGATGGTCCACGCCTTCAGCGGATCGATCACCCAGCCACAGGTTGCGCAAAGCGCAGCGCCGTTCCTGGGTTCGCTGCCGCAGCTCGGGCACGGTTCGGCAATCTGCGCTTCCTCCCGTGTCGCGTCCAGCCATTCCTTTGGATTAGCCAGCCGGCGCTCCCGCATCAGCAGCCGGCACGAGGACCGGTGGCGATCCGTGATGTTGCGCGCCCCGGAACGGTGGGGGCTGTGCCACTCGTTGTCGGCCTCCTGGACATCCTTAACCGCTGTGGTGATCAGTGCGGCCTTTGCCTGCGCATACTGCGTGGCGATTTCCGGATCATTCAGCAAGCTGCCGTCGAGCTTCCATTCGAGGGCCGTACCATCCCCCCGGATGACAAAGAGGCCTCCGGTATTGGAGTACTTGCTCTCGAACTCCTTAGCGAGCAGCATTGGCAGGAGGCAGACCGGGCTGAAGGATCCCTCATTGTCCTTCGACGTGTAGCGAGGTTCGCGGATGACAAGCATGGTGTACGGCTGATCGAGCGGACATGCCGGCACGATGAGATTCCTGAACAACGCGGAGTGGACCTTCGCCCGCCGGGGCAGCAGGCTCACGATGGTGGCTGCTTCGACGCCCATGCGCTCGTTCTGGATCGCCAGCCCATACAGTTCAGTGCGGTACTGTCTCGCGTTGGGGGTGGCGCCGTCGCCAGCGCCGTGAAGGGTGCGGCCTGCCACTTCCTTTGAGATAATCGTCCGCTGTTCTTCGACGCTCGGTGCGTGAAAACCTGTTTCCATAAAGCCTCTCCTTAGTTGCCGACGTGCTCGGTCATGCCGCATCGTCTGGCGAGTTCGTTTCGGATCCGGCCCGCAGCCAACGACGTGCCGAAGAGAATGCCGCGGTCCTTGCGCAGGCGCAGCAGGATGTTCTCTGTGTCCCGTTGCTGTCCGCGCTCGTACTCGTCCTTCGCCGCATTGGATCGAAGGAGGATTTCCTGCTCCACCGAATGCCGGTGGCGGTGCTTGATCTGCTCGCACTCCGATATCGCATCGTCCAGACGCGAGAGCGACGGAATCTCGGTCTCGCCGGGCATCCCTGCAGCCATCTCGTAATCGCCGCGTTCTGGATAAGGTCCGAGCAACGGGATGTTTGTGCCGGGTACGCACAGTTCAAAGGCTGCGCGGGGATACATAGCCTGCGGGCACCACCGTTCGAGCACCCAACCGTCAAATCCATACTTCCGCGTCAAGCGCACCTCAACGACAATGCGAATCGGCTTGTGCGTGTGGGGCAGAACAATGCCGCCTTCTGTCCGCAGTTGGATGCCGCCGCGCTGCTCAACCGGAATGTTGTGATCCCAGTCGTGCCAGCGGCCGCCCTGCTTGACGACGCGATTGGGAGCCCAGATAAGCCGGTACATCGGCTCACCGTAAGGGTTCCGGCCGCCGCGGCGCGTGATGTGTTCCTGAACCGCGTACGGTGCCCGCTGCTCGCCCTGGATGTCGTCTCTCTGAATCATTCGGTCCCCGGATGGCCGAGGCGGCTCACGGGGAGCCGCCTTCAGCTTCGTCGCATTTTTGGGTTATGCCGTGTAGCCGACCGGAGCCTTGCAGTCGTAGATCGAGCCCTGGGCGGGGAAATTGTCGCAGTAATAATCGGTGGTATCGATCAGGAAGGACCGGGCGCCGGCCGTCGGCGAGCCATTGCTCCCGTAGATCGGGAACACTTTGATCCCGTCCTGCGTGAACCAGAATGGCGGCTTGCCGTACTGCACCTTGCCCCAGGCCTTGATGACCATGTAGTCCCACCGGCCGATATGCGCGTGGATGTTGGGCACGATGGGATGCCCGTCCACGGTTTTCTTGCCCCGGAACAGCAGGTCGAGATTGCCAGCCTCGCCGCCCGCGAGCGGGATCATGGTAAGTTGCTCACCCAACTCCTCGTATGCGGCCACCTGCGCCTCATGCGTGTGGATGACCAGGGAACCCGGCTTCACTGCATCCTCGCCGAGCGACTGCTTGATCTGGTTAATCGGCAGCCGCAGCATGGGCAGTGTCATCTGCGCTCCGCCGGCGTCCACGCCATTGGCCAGCAGCCAGGGCGCGTTGGCCCGGTTCTGGCCGAGGGTGTAACCCTCGGTCGCATTCGTGAGGTAGCTCTCGATGCCGTGCAGGAACACGGGAGCGCCGGATGAGACGCCATCGACCACTACCGTATTCCCGGCCGCGGTTCCGGCAGGAACAGTATCGACAGTGATCATCTGTGCGGCGCCGAGCTTGTTGGCGATGCTGGTGATCTGGACCGAGTTCCCATAGCCGTTGCCGCTCGGCAACAGGTTCAGACCGTTGAAAATCTGAACGAACTGGTTCTTGGTGAGCAGCCGCGAACCGTAGCTGGTGTCGTCCAGGGTCAGCACGTTGCCGGCGACGGCCGTGATCGTGGCCACGACGCCGGTTCCGTCTCCGGAGCACAGCATCATGTCCCGAAACTGCTTTAATCGCCTGATCGCTTGCGCGAGTTGATGATCGACGGCGTTTGTGATGGCCAGTGGGCCTTTGGTCACCAGTTCCGCCAGCTTCGTCCACTCAATCGGCACCGCGTAGCTGACCGGAGTCAGAGACCCGTTCTGCCATTCGGATGCGCCGCCGGCGGGGAGAGCCACGGTGGAACTGTCGAGGTTGATGGCGGCGACCGAACCCGGCAGAGCCGTCTCGAAGGGGATGCGGTAGGCGCGGTTGGAGTCCATCTGGGCGCGCCCGTTATCCTGGATCAGTCGGTCGAGCGTGTTATCGCTCTCGACGAGCAGGGGGATGTCCTCCTGTACCTGCTCGAGGGTGATGGAGAGGGTCTGCGCTGCAGTCAGGGCCATCTCTTGAAATCCTTCTGCGCCCGAAGGCGCGGCAAAAACAACGTGGTCTCGCTCTTAGGCCGTCTTCACGCCGGAAGTTCTGAGTTCACGGACTGTCCGCAGCAGTTCCATCTCGCTCGGCAGGCGCCCGGTCTTCGCCTGGAAGGTCTCACGAGCCTTCTGGTGAAGCTGTTGGGTCGTCAGTGTTTGCGGGACGGTATGCCGCATCGAGGCCGCTGGCTCGCTGCGTGAAGAGTTGGCCCGAGCGTCCATCCGGGCTGTTTTATCCTGCTGTGCGGCAATCGTCGCTTTCCCGGCCTTCGCAAGCGCGGCGCGCGCGATGCCAGGAAGTACCTCGCTGATCCAGTGGCTCCCAAGAGCCGTAAGATCGGCGAGTTTCTTTTCCCCGTAACCGCTGCGGTTCCAGATCGCGTTTTGCGCGCCTACGAACTGCGGGTTGGAGGTCAGTAGCTCATCGACCTGGTCCTTGATTTCCTGCCGGACCCTTGTGCTGGCGTCGTCGTCCAGACTCGCCTTCGCCAACACGCGGTCCACCATCTTGTCCATGTGGCCGTAGTAGGCGGAGTCGGCTTTCTGTTCGAAGCCCTGGCGCTTTTCTGTATCGATTGCCTGCTGCTGCTCGTCCAGCGTTTTGGTCCGCTGTTCGAGTTCCTGCTGGCGCGTGCGCTGCTCCTCAGTCAGATCCTCTTGCGCGGAGGCGGTCCGCGGATTGAATGCTCTCGCCTGGAGGACGTCGACTGCGGCGCTCAGTTCATCGTCGCCTTTATCTCTGGCGACCTGAGCCCAATGATCGAGCCCAAGCCCAAAGCTTTGATGGATGAAGCGTCCCACGGTTCCATCGGTGCGCGGCTGGCCGTTGGCCACCACCGGCTGCCCGTCATCTCCGAGGACATAAGAGAGCTTCATCATCTCCAAGAGCACATCCTGCGTGCTTTTGCGGTCCTTGACGGCCCCAAACAGGGAGGCAAGGTTCGAAAACGTCGCATTGCCCTCGGCGGCCGCGTGCGCTTCCTCGATGCCGCCGGGGAAAACTTCGTCGTACTTCACCGCCTTCTGTGACAAGCGGCTCGCTGCGAACAGGCTGTTGCGCAGTTCCGGATCTCGCTCCAGTTCTGCGGCGAGCGCGGGATTGCTCTTCAGCTTAGCCTGCAGTTCAGAAGGAGGAAGAGGACCGACGGGCGAAAGATCGAAATCCTCGCCATCGGACTGGGCTACCTCTCCCTCGCCTTCCTGCCCGTTTTCTGTTGCTGTCGTTTGGGGGGTATCTTCGGGATTCGCCAGGTCGCCTACCGTCGGCTGTTCGCTCTCGGATGCGGCGGGCTGCTCTGCGGCAGCGACGGCAGGCTGCTCTGCGGGAGCCTTTGCAGCCTCTTCGAGCGCCTTTGCCATCCTCTCGCGCATCCCCGCGCGGATCTCGTTCTCGGTTTTCGGAGCGGCAGGCGCGGGCGCAGCAGCGGGCGTTGCCGGGATGGCCGGAGTTGCCGGAGTCGACGGGGTTGAAGGCGCAGCGGCAGGCGCGGAAGGAGCTGCGGCGGCTGCGGGTGCGGAGGGTCCGGGCGTAATGGTGGACGTGGCCATAGCAAGTTCTCCTGCCACTGGCACGCTTGGGTACGCGGGGCTTGCCGGTCGTTGTTTGCGCTCTCAGCCGGCCTGAGCGATCATTTCAGAACCGCGAAACGCTTCATGCATCGGGTTTCGCGGTTCTGCTCCTGAAAGATTTATCATCCTCCGCTGCGAAGTGAAGAGGTTTTCCTGTTTGCACCGTCGGCATCTGACCCGAATGCGGAAATTCACGCCCTCCGCTTCAAGCAGAACGCGCCCGCAATCGGGGTTCTTACAGCGGAGGGTCGTCACGCTGCGACCGCCTGTGCTCCCTGGTCTACCGCCGCCGGTGGCCCATTCTGTCCAACGGCTTTCGATGCCGCCGAGTTCATGTTGATAGCGTTCGCCGCCTGACTCTGGGCCTGATATTGCGACGCAAGGCGGAAGTACTGGCGCACATTCTCGAAGCCCTTTGGCTTGAGCGCCTGCAGCTTGTAGTTCTCCTGCGCCCAACTCTTCGCCAGCGTGACGATCATGCCCATGTCGTCGAAATCCTTGTCGGGCTGGATCGACGGCATGGCGATGGGACCGGCCTGGCCGGCAACCTGAATCGGAGCCTGCTCGACAAGCTGCTGCAGAACCGCCTTGATCTTGTTGCGCGCCGCGGCACCCGGCACGCGGATACCATCGGGCAGCAGGTACTTCGCCACGACGGCCGCATTGTCGGGATCGTTCATCAGTTCGACGGCCAGCGGGTTCTCCTGCATGTTGGTGAGGATCTGCTGCAGGCGATCGCGCATCTGCTCGTACGTCGAAGGGAATCCCGGATCGGTTTCCGGGTAGGCCTCGAAATCGCCCTGGACATCGCTCTCGAGGATGAACTCGTTGCGGTACTCGCCTTCGACATCGCCTGGCACCACGATGCGAAGCTGCCCGATGATGCTCTTAGCCATACACCGAACCGCGTTCTTCGAACGTCGCGCGTGCTCGGCGCGCTGCTGCGCGAAAAACAGCATGAGCCGGCCCATGGCCGTGTTGAGCATCTGCTCTTGCCCGCTGGCCGTTTCGACTCCTGCCGTCGTGCCACCACCGAAAATCTGGGGCTGCACGCCGGTGAGGAGCTGCGCGAGCTGGATGAGCTGCTGCCCGTAGCTATAAATGTTCCCGTCGATGTGATATGTCGGCTGGAAGAGGGCGCTTGACAGGCCATCCCTCATCCCGTTGCCGAGCTTCGTCCGCTTGACGCCGATCACCTGGCCGGTCTGCGGGTTCTGATTCATGGCCTGGACGTTGATCATGTCCACGTCGGCCAGAATGTTCGGGAACGCCACGCGGTCCATATATGCGTGGACGTTGTTGGCGGTATCATTGATACGCTCCTGCACATTGAGCGCAACATCACCGATGCCAAACGGGAAGAGTCCGAGTCCTTTTACCGTGGGGCACCACGTCCAGCGTTCGAGCAGCGCTTCCGGCACTACCTCGAGCACGGTATCGCCCCACATGACGAGCTTGCAGCCCTTCGGGAACTCCGCCTTCAAACTATCCGCCGTGGCCTGATCCTGACAATCATTGAAGGCCCACGGCTGAATCCAGCAGCGGGAATACTGGCCGCGGTGTTCCTGGAGTGGCGCCGAAATACGGCCGCCGGGGCTCGTCACCTGGTCGCGAGCCATCTGATCGAGCGCATCGTCGCCCGTGGTGCTGTTGAAGTTGCCGGCGGCGATCTGGCTGTACATCTGCGGGTAGGACTCGCGCACAGCCGCCTGCTGCATGTTGCAGGCAAGGTCCAGCAGGGGAGTCTCCTCAAGCTCCTGCGCCTCCGGATCGGCGTCCACGTAGAGCAGGTTGAACACGTCGATGGCCGTCATGCTGTTGGGAACTTCTTTCTCGTCCACCTGCATGGGCACCTGCATACGCTCCTCGGGGTAGTAGTCCGCCTGCCCGAGCGGGCTCTGGCATCCGTCGCAGCGTGGCTGAGAGAAAGGATTCGTGTGTTCGGAAGGCACCACATTCCCACAGTTGGAGCAGACGTAGCGATCGGGGAGAACCGCGACATCCTGCATGGAGAGGATGGGTTCCTTCGACGTTCCGCACTTTTGGGCATCGACGATGTTGCGGACGTAGGAGAAGTAAGAGCCTCCGCACCACAGGTTCAGCAGCTCGAGGTTCATCTTGCTGCCGGTATCGTTCCGGCGCTCGATATCGGCCATCATCGTGGAGGCTTTGTCAGCGATCTGCAGGTCGTCCTCGTCCTGGGGATCGACAGGCATGTATCGGGTTTTGTCCTGATTGTTCTGCCCCACGGCGATAAAGCTCAAAGCGAGCATCTGGTACACGTTGTCGTTGTGGGCGTACATCTCGAGGTCGTCGGCGTTCTTCTGTCCACCAAGGACCGCGAGGATGGGGTTGTACTCGAAGCTGTCGTACTGAAAAACGGAATAGGGATTGTTTTTCAGGTATTCGAAGGCTTTGAGGGTGCGCTGGACGGCCGCGCGACGCTTCGGAGACCATGACAGCTTGAAATTTTGCTTGATATTGCGCAGGGCGTCGATCAGTTCCTGCGAGACGCCCTGCACGCCGGCAGGCGTGGCCTGTGTGGACTTATCGCTCGGAGTCGCGCTGTCGCCGGTCGGCTGGCCCGGCATTGGCTGTTCGGAGGCTACGCCCTGCTGTTCAGGTACGACGGTGGCTGTTGCCATCTATTGCGCCTCTCCGCTGGCTGCGCCGGTAGCGGCGCCTTCGCTGATTGCTGTTTCGACGGAAGCTACGGCTCGCGCCTTGAGCCGTGCCTCTTCCGGATTCGCTTCATCCCAGAGTTGCCGCTTGCGGCGCTCGACATAGCGGGATATCTGGGGCATCGTCACGCACCCGGCCCGCTGAGCCTCGCCGACAAGGTGCGCGTCGATTTCAGCCTCGGTCATCGTGGCAAAGCTGAGTTGCGGAACAGTTTCGGCGGCGGTGAGCGGCGCTGGATCCCTGGGCTGCTCGGCGAAGATCGGCGCGCCGGCCAGCAGCCGAAGCATCTGAAGTTGCGCTTCGCGGCGCTCGCTCTCCGCGCGCGTGAGTTGGTCGCGCAGTTCGGCGATGCGGCCGGACTTCTCGTCCAGCAAACGCATCGTGAGGTCATATTTCCTGCGCCATACCCACGGAAAAATCAACGCGAGGTCCTCCGCTGGGTCTGCGGGCTGTTGGCGCCGATGAGGAGCGGATTTGGGTTGGTGAGCCCAACCGCGAACGGTCCAGCGATGTTGGAAGGCTCGCTCAGCGCACCGTCCTGAACCGTCTCCACGAAGTAGTAGGCGATTAGCCCCATCGCTGTCGTGTCAGAGTAACTCGTCGCAGAGGGCCGCGTATCGGCTGTGGTGACCTCTATCCATGCTGAACTGCTGATGTCAGCGCATGTCGACGCCGCCGCGGCACAGCGAAACGCCGCATAGACGCAGGGATCGGATACGGAACACCCAGACCATGAGCCATTCGCTGCTGGCGCGCTCCAGGTCAGATTAACCGCGCTGGACTGCGCATGACAGCCGATCGCTGCCAGCGCCACGATAAGAGGTACGATGATTTTCTTCACAGAACTCCTCTGAATCAGCTGTCGCTTCCCGTCATCATGGCTTCAGCGCCACCAGCACTTCCGCGTAAGCGCTGCCGCTCCACGTCCACGTCGGCCCTGTTGCCGTGGTCCCCGCGCCGACCACGCTATACAACTGCCCAGTCTGCCCGGAGGTTGCCGCGTCAAACCGTTTTGTCCACGTAGACGTGTCTGTCGCCGGTGTTATCCCGTTACTGACCATCGCAAGCAGCGCATCACCAGCAGTCGCAGGCGTAATTGTCGTCCCGGTGCAGGTGGTGCAGTAGGCGCCATTGTAGAAGACGGGACTCACATCTGCGACGGTCGAGAAACCACTTAGATCGGTGATTGTTCCAAGAAAAGCGGCGCCGCTGCCTGTCACGGCAAGCGCCACTGAGGACGATGTGCCTCCCGCGCTCCCCACAAACACGCATGCAGAGATTGTCGTGAATGTGCAGGAGGTTGAGGACGAGCCGGTCAGATATGCCCAACTCAGGGCCGTTCCGGACGGTGTCGAGATCGCAGTCACGGCAGTGGAAGTGTTGCCGGTCACGATGGCGACGAGCTGGTCGCCGGAGGCAGGCATTGTCCCGAAGGTAGCCGTGCAGGACGGGTTCGTGCCATATTGCCCGCAGCCTGCCGCCCGCACCACAGTACCACCCCCACCGCTCGCAGCCGTCGCACCGGTATGCTGCGGGATTGTCCACTGGAGCGCCAGCAAAAGCAGCAGAGCGATCATCGCGCCCCCACATTCCACGCCACGGCAGCAGGAGTGATGCTCGCTGCCGTCTGGTTGCAGATTTTATAACTCATCGTGTTCGCCGCCGAAGGCCACGCGTCGATGACCAGGCCGCCGCTCGATCCCCATCCTGTTGACCCGCTCACATCCGTCGAGGGCGTGATCATCAGCACGCTCGACGTCGCCAATCCGGTCATCGTCACAGTCACCGCCGAAGCCGAACAGGAATCCGCCGCAATCGTCGTCGTCGCATTGGTAAACGTGGTGTTTGCGACGCCTGCCGGAATGTTCAGGGTATTGCCGCTCAGGCTCAGATTCGTGCCCAACGTGAGGCAGTTTGCCGTTGCGCCACTGCTGGGGTAGTAGAGAAGCTGGCTGGCGCTGCACGAGGGCAGAGCGCCGCCGCTGACCGCGTAGGGCGCACAGCGCGCATTCCAGGCTGTACTCGACGTGGATGATGGGTTGAAAGTGCAACTCATTCCCGGCGCGATCGTCAAACTGGATTGCGCCGCCAGCGTTCCATAGTTGACGGAGCATCCAGACCCAGGAGTAACGACCTCGTTGTATGTCGCCGAATTGTCCCAGGTGGCCGTCACGAATCCAGACACAAAGCTCGAAGGGCAAGCGAGCGACAGCGCACCATTGGCAGAAGCTGAGGCGGGGTAGGTCAGCGTGTGGCCGTTGTCGGATGTGGCGACGGTATCGGACGCGCTCAGGGTGCGATCGACAGCTGCGACCCCGGACGGTCCCTGAAGATTGCCGACCAGCGACCATGCACCACTTGCCTTCTGGTAATAGTTGCCCGTCGTTGAATCGAGCGCCAAGTCGCCGTCGTTGCCCGTTCCGGACGATGGCGCGCCGGTAGTGATGTGCCAGACGGAACCGCTGGCGCCAGCGGCTCCGTCTGTACCGTTGGTTCCGTCTATACCGTTGGTACCGTTGGTACCGTTGGTTCCGGAATTTCCAGGGTTGCCTTGCGGGCCCGTGCCGGTTGCATTCGCTGCGCAGGTGATATTCGCCGTGCTGGCGAAGTTCGCAGTTACGCTCGAAGCGCTCAATGCGCTCAGGCTCGTGATTGTGACTGGAGTCTCGGAGCTTCCGCTGCCCGTCCAGCACTGCACGATGAGCCCATTAGTGCTGGTGAGACTCAGGGACGAGAGATTCAGAGCCAACGACGTTACGGCCGTCGAGGACGTGGCCGAAGCGTTCGCCGCTCCAGCCGCGACTGTTCCCGAACCGGATCCTCCGATCCGGCCGCCAACGCTTTGAGCAACAGCCGGCAACGTGAGCAAAGCCAGAATCCATGCGACCGCAGCCCGGCGCATTACTCGATCTCCGTCACGCGGACCTTCGTCGCGGTGGCCGTTTTCGACAGGAGCTGGATGTAGGTGTCGGCTGCGCGGTTGACTTGTGTTGGCAGTCCGAGCAACGCACCTTTGTTGTTGCCGTGAGCTACCGTGTTGCCCAGGATGATGGGCTCAGTGCCAGCTCCCACCGTCTTGATGGACGTGAAATTGTCGTCTGGAGTCTTGAACTGGAGGCCTTCGGGAGCATCCGACTCGTCCTCCATGACTTCCACGCGCCTGGCCGGCATCGTCGAAGGGATAGACACCCATGCGCCGGCGCTGCCATTGACATCGTACAAAGTGGTTCTCGGCATCGCTTACCGTCCCCTCCACGCCATCGGCGATCGCGCCGGCGCTTTGTCCTTCTTCTCTTCCGGCTCACGCTTGCGCCCAGAACCCTTGTGCATCGGCGAGATCCCGAGTTTGCGACGCGCTGCGCCCTGAATCTTTTCTTCCTCGGACTTCGAGATGTTCCCGGCGTTGAAGGAGCGCGTCGCGCCACTGATAGCCATGCGATCATGGGTCGGATCGTTCTCGGGGAAGGTCTTGCCGGGTCCAGCGAACTCGCTTTTCGGCATACTCTTACGTTTTGCGGCGTTCAGTACGGTCATGATTCCTCCCTAGCAGCAGCAGCGGTGTCCGGTGTTAGGGAGAACGCGCACGCAGCGGTCGTCCCAGAGTTCCGCCATCTCGAAATCCTTGGCGTTGGTGATGGGCAGCACTTCGCCCAGGTGCTTTTGCAGCCAAACCTCGATAACCAGCCGCGCCTTCCGCGCTTCACTGTCTCGCTCCTGCGTCCCGTCTGTCCAGATGCGGGCCGTGAAGATGCGAACGTCTCGCCCCTCGGCGCGCCACACCTTTACGCGGTGCAGCATCAGCGGAACCGGTTCGCCGACGTGGTAAACGCCGCGCCACCCGTCGTATTTCGCCAGCGTGCCGTCGAGATCCACGCCGATCCAGCCGGTGTTAGGCATCAGGCGGCTCCCTTCAGCAGAGCGCAGATATCTGCGGTTTTCGGATCGCTGAACAGTTGCTCCGGAGTAGCCCACGGGCGCGACGGGGCTTCATAGGGTACTGTTTTCTCGGCCTTGACCTGATCGAATCCAGAACAGAACAGTTCATTGGCCGGCTGAATCAGCGGAAACTTGTCCGAGATTTTCCGAGCCACCATGGAAGCAAACTCAATGGTGTCGTACTTTTCTCCGATGAAATCAAAGCCGGTCTCAATTTCGGTGCGGACCTGCGAATCGGACAGCGGCCGCCGGCACAGAACAAGGTCGCCGTCGTAGACGCCGACGTAATCGCGGCTGAGGACGCCCACGCGGACGCCGTGCCCGTAGACTGCTTCCTGCGTAAGCCACGGCGCAGTCGGCCACGGGAGCCAGAGCTGCAGGACATGCGATGGCCCAGCGGTGAAATCTTCGATGCCGCGGCTGATAAGAGGCTGGCCCCAACAGAAAATGCGATCACCGGGGCGCAGCAACTGCCAGAACTGCGCCTTGGTGACCTTGGGGAGACTCGACCCCGCGACGCTGTCGATGTGCTGGGCCATCGATCAGCTCGCGGGGGTAAGCGTCGCTTCTTCGGTGCTGGCCGGTGCGGCGGAAGTTCCCGTGCCCGACTGGATGACCTGCTCGGTGATGCCGAACACGTTCAAGGCAGCCACGACATGGTCGTTGAACTCCTGCACCTGCTCCTGCGTAGGAGCACTCAGGCCCAGATCCGCGCAGAACTTCTCCGCGAGCGGCGTAATACCCTGAACCGCCAATGCGGCCTTCTGCGCGCTGGTGTCGGCAGTCGGCGCAGCGGCGACGGCGGCCTGACCGGCCGTTTCCGCGGCAAGCACGATCCCGGCCGATGTAGACAGCAGCGTGCCCACCGCAGGGTTGATTGCGGTAATTTCGGGGGCTACTTCCTCAGCGACTTTAGCCCCGATGCCGATGACCTTGAGGATGTCCTGACCGGCTTTCTTCAAAAAGCTGAGGAAGCCGCTCGGTTGGGGAGCAGCGACAGTTGCCGCTACCGGAAGAGTTGCTGTGCTCATTACATGGCTCATTTCTGCCGGCTTCCCGGCGACTACCTGGTTTGTTCGCCGGGCGCGCCCGGCTGAGAAGGGTCTCGTTTATCGTCCGTATCGTGCCGGTAGGCGAACATACCCGTGGTGAACAGCGTCGCGCCCATCTCCAGCAGCTTGCTGCGCACAGTCGCGTCATGGACAAATACCATCGCACCCGTAAGCAGAATCGAAGCGGCGATGAACACGAGAGAGACTGCGTTCTTTTTCACCATCTGCGCACCTAACCGTCGATAACCGGCAACGGATAACCGTCGTAATAATGGCGTACGTCCTGCCCGTACCGCAAGACTCCTGCGGGTGGATTGGGATAAAAATTCCCGGAATTGTACGTTTGAGCCATCTGCTCAAGCGTCTGCGCCCTGCGGAACCCAATCACGAAGCGGTTCACGAACGACGCGAAGGCCTGCGCGCACTTCTCCGGATTGTCGTCCAGATCCTCAGGAGAGCAGCCAGGCGCGTTGATGAGCAGCATCTGCCACGGCCCAAAGCTCGATGCCGCCAACGAGCCGTACTTCTCGACAAGCTCCTCATCTTCCTGCGAGTGCAGGTAGTAATAGCCGCCCTTGTCATACGCGACTTCATGCCGCGGCGTGCAGTCGTCGCCAAACGTGCTCTCGGCGCCGGACTCTGCCCACATGAAATGAGTGCCATCGAGTCCGGCCGGCATCCTGATCTGTGGGCCGTAGCGGCGGCTCAGTGCGGCCACGGTGCTGCGCGGAACGTTCATGGGCTCTCTCTGGGCATCTCAGGCGGTTTGGGGACTTCGCGGAAGCACAGATATCGCAGGTAGGTCTGGCTGGCCTGCAGACCTTCGCGGATGCTGCGCATTTCCGCTTCCAGTTCCCGCCGCGGTACGAACTCATCGCGGAGCGCCTCGAAGCGCGCAGCTGTTTGCTTGTGCAACTCGTCGTGATCGTTGAGGCGCTTGCCGTGACTGTCGACAATCGTTGCATCGCTGACCCCTCGCTTCATGCTGCCGAGGACGCTTGCGGTGCCGATCACGACTGCCGTAATACCGGCGTTCACCACAACTGCTGTCCAATCGATCATTGCGTCTCCTCGTGATCCTGGCGGCGGTGTTTATTGCCTGAACAGCCACGTGCCACTGGGCGGCGTCCCTCCGGTGGCGTCTGCGCAGAAATCGACCTGGACGGTGTTTGCGGCTGAGACGCGGTGGCCTCCGATCCATACGTGCGCACTCATCGCGGATGGAGGGCTCACATCCACGATCTTGCCAGTCTGCACACCCGTTACAGTGACAGCCTGCTCAACGCACGAGGATACCGTCGCCGCAGCGGGCGTCCACGAGGCGGAATAGCGCACTGGAACCCAATTCGACGAGGTCACCACCTGGCCACCGGGAAGCGTCAACGTATTGGCGGCGTTCAACCCGAGGTTGAAATTAGTCGGCAGCGAGGAGAGCAGTCCACAGTCCCATTCGACCATCGAGACGGTTGAACTGGCCTGGTTGGGGCCGCAGTAATAGTTGCTCGTATGGACGGTTCCACCAACGTTGTACGAGAACTTGTACCAGGAGGGGGCATACCCCATGCTGATGGCGCCGCTCGCAGGGTTCGCGGTCTGGCCTGAGATCTGTGTCGAGCCGCAGTCCGAACTGTTCTGGTACCGGCCTTTCCCGACAAGAATGACATTGCACGCGGTTGTGGCGGAGTCTAAATTCACGTTGACCGAAGTGCCGAAGCCGATAAGGTTCACATTGGCCACATTTCCTGTGTAGCCGGCCGGAACAAAATTCAGGGTGGTACTGGCACCGCCTCCGATTCC